CTGATCGTGATGGACAACAACTACTTCACGTTCTTTGAGCAGTCTCAGACCTCCATCAAGCGTTACACCGACACCTCCAAGGGCGACGCAGGTTTCGTCAGCCTGAAGTACAAGGGTGCGGATGTGATCTTCGACGGCGGCTCTGGCATCCCGACCAACCACGCCTACTTCCTGAACACCGACTACCTCGAACTGGTCGTGCACAAGGACGCAGACATGACCGTGATGGACGAGATGAAGCCTTACAACCAGGACGCAGCCGTTGTGCCGGTCCTGTGGATGGGTAATCTGGTCTGCTCCAATCGCAGCCTGCAGGGCGTGCAGAAGGCGTAAGCCTGAGCATGTGAATTCCCCCGGCGTTACGGAAAAGTAATCCGGGGGAGAAACCTCAAGTCAATTTCAAGGAGTTTAAAATGGCTTACGCTTTTGTTGATTCCAAAGTCGGTATGCAGCCCATCGCTGCGACTTCGACCGTCCAGCAGCATCCCATTGGTACGCGCGTCAAGGCTTATGACCCGACGTTCGGCGAAGGGGAGTTCATTTACCTCAAGGGCCTGGCGTCTACCGCTGTGGGTGAAGCTGTCATCTACGACACCTACGCGAACACCACCAAGCGTGGCGTAGCCGGCGACCGTGGCCCTGTTGGTATTGCCATGTCTGCAAACGTAGCGAACCAGTTCGGCTGGTACCAGATCGCCGGTGCTGCTGTCGTGAAGGTCGCCGCAGCCTTCGCCGCCAATGCCAATGTCTACTGGACTGCCACCGCAGGCACCCCGGACGACGCGGTTGTAGCTGGCGACAAGATCGACGGTATTCGCAGCAAAACCGCGATTGACACGCCGACTGCTGGCTATGCTGTTTGCCAGCTCGCCTACCCGTCTGCTAACGCCAACGGCTAAACACCAATTCACCTCCCACGGTGTTCCTCAGGGCTTCGGCCCTGGGGTTTTTTGGTGGGAGGGTTCACCCTCTACCTAACTGTGGGAGTTAGAAATGGTACAAAAACTCGAAGAACGTCCTCCGTATGTCCGGTTCGAAGTCCGGGCCGAAGAGGATCGTCAAGCATCACTCGATGCCGGCCATTATGTCGGCAAGGATGTTCACTACGCCTTGATCACCCCGATGGGGTCGAAGGACTGCATTGAGCGTAAAGCCGATGAATGGTTCGACAAGCTCAAGCAGGATGTGAGCGAAGGTCGCTGCCCGCGTGAATGGCTTGCCGCGTTCAAGGAAGTCTACAAGGAATGGTGCGAAGGGCGCGAAGCTCCCGTCAACGGCACTCCGATCACGGACTGGCCGCCGGTTTCCCCTTCCCAGGTCAAGACCCTCCTGTCCCTGCAGGTTCGCACTGTCGAAGACCTTGCCGCTGCGAACGAAGAAGTCCTGGGTCGCATCGGCATGGGCGGACGCGCTCTTAAGCAGCGCGCCATCGACTGGCTTACCAGTTCCGAATCCGCTGGAAAAGCGAGTGGAGAGCTTTCCTCATTGAAAGCGGCGAACGAGAACCTCCAAGCCCGCAACACGCAGCTCGAAGCTCAACTCAAGGAACTGGCCGCGAAAGTTGATGCCCTGACTGGTACTGAAAAGCCTGCTGCCAAGAAACTGTAAGGAGTCATCATGACCCTATTGCAAATCGTCCAGGAATTCTGCCAGCGTCAAGGTCTGTCAGTCCCTCTAATCATCATGGCATCACAGGATGACCAGCTCACACAAATTGTCGGGCTGGCAAATGAAATCTGTGAGGACCTTGTCCGTCGACATTCCTGGACGAGTTTGCAGTATGAAACTGTTTTCACGAGCGTGGCTGGTGCGGATCAGGGAGCTATTACCGACCTTGCACCTAACGCTTATCTCAAGATCCTCAATGAAACGATCTTTGACCGGACGCGTCGCCTGCCAGTCTTCGGCCCACGCTCCCCGCAACAATGGCAAGTGCTTAAAGCCCTGCCTATGGCCAGCCCATTTTATCAGTATCGCATCCAGCAGGGACGACTCAAGATCATTCCTGACATGCCCGCAGGCCACACAATGGCTTTTGAGTATGCTTCGGAAGGTATTGTGCAGGACAACTCTACCGCATTACCAACGGTCAAGGCTTTTTTCACCCGCGACGACGACACTTTTCTGCTCGCCAAATCGTTGCTGCTTCTTGGCCTGCGGTGGCGGTGGAAAGAGGAGAAGGGTTTGCCCTATCTGGAATCCTTCCGATTGTATGAAGCTGCAGTGGCCGAAGCTGCTGGCGCTGACGGCACCAAACAGCCAATGTCTATGAATGAAGGTTCCGGCATGATCCAGCCCGGTGTGTTTGTCCCGGCTGGTAATTGGAGTATCTCCTAATGCGCCAAGTCATGAAATCTGCGGCAATGCCGACCTCGGCAGCCAAGAACCTTCCGGCACCCGTCGGCGGGTGGAACGCTCGTGACCCTATCGCAGATATGCCTGCGAAGGACGCGGTGTTTCTTAACAACTTCTTCCCCCGGACCAGTGACGTAATGCTGCGTCCGGGTAGCGCACTTGCAGCGACAATTCCAGCTGACGTTGAACCGGGCAGCCCTCACAACATCCGCTCACTATTGTCTTACAAGGCCGCCAACGGAGCGGCCAAGCTTTTTGCAGGTGCGGATGACGGAATTTATGACGTAACGCCAGGTGGTACAATCGCAGCCGTTTCCAGTGCAGCCACAAATGCTGAATGGCAGTCAGTCAACATCTCCACCGCTGGCGGGAGTTTCCTCTGGAGCTGTAACGGTGTGGACAAGTCTCGCTATTACAACGGAGCAGCCTGGACTGTCCTCGATGGTGTTTCCACACCGGCTTTGACTGGCGTAACCTCAGCAAACATCACAAACGTCAGTTTGTTCAAGTCCCGTTTGTTTTTCACTGTCAAAGACTCGCTGTCGTTCTGGTATCTGCCGGTGAACAGTGTCGCTGGAGCGGCGCTTGAATTCCCCCTTGGAGCCTTATTCCGCCGTGGCGGGTATTTGGTGGCGACAGACGCTTGGACACTCGATGGCGGTAACGGCCCGGAAGATTATTTTGCTGCAGTAACCTCCGAAGGTGAAGTCGCAGTTTACACCGGCACAGATCCTTCCAGCGCTTCCGCATGGTCGCTAAAGGGTATCTACTACATCGGCAAGCCTATGTCGAAACGGTGCCTTGTGAAGGTTGGTGGGGATTTGTGCCTGCTCACTGTCCAAGGTCTTTACCCACTGTCAAAGGCCCTGCAGTCCGCCACTGTTGACCGTCGCAGCGCAATCAGCGATAAAATTTCCCGCGCCTGGGTAGACTATACACAGAACTTTGCAGGCTTATACGGCTGGCAGCCTGTCATGTTTCCTGAAGCCACGATGCTTCTGGTCAATGTACCGGTGCTGAGTCGGCATGACCTTAACTCTGTGTACAGTTACCAGTTCGTTATGAACACGCAAACTGGTGCCTGGACCCGTTTCGTCGGTATGCCGGCGGAAGTCTGGGCAGTTCACGATGGCAAGCTCTACTTCGCCCTCCACGACAAAGTTTATCAAGCTTGGACTGGTACTGACGACGTAGGCCGTCCGATTGACGCCACAGCCAAATCCGCTTTTGTCTACCCCACTAAAGGGGCAATGAACCATGTCAAGCTTGTTCGTCCGATCGTCACCACAAACGCTTCGCTGAAGCTCAAAGTCGGGGTTGATACTGACTATTACGAAAGCGAGTCGATCACTGGATCATCCATCACCTACGTTCAATTTCAAGCCCACTGGGATCAGTCAAAGTGGGATGAAGCCTATTGGTCCTCTGGCACATCGACCGTTGCAAAGTGGCGGTCAGTTTTCCACAAGCCTGGTTATGCCCTCGCTGTGCGCTTGCGCGTGACAACTAAAGGTATTAACATGGCATGGATTGCGACGGACTTGGTTATTCAGCGCGGAGGTATGTTGTGAGGGTGGTTGAAGGTCTCTCACCTGAAGCTCTCAAGTTCGCAGAAACTGCGTTAGGATTGTCCTTTCCCGGTGGTACGACCGGAATTACGAGTTTAACTGACGATGGTCGGATTGCTGGGGTGGCAGTGTTCACCCCACCCTGCAAAGGGAACAGCAATTTGCACATTGCGGCTGCGGCAAGACGCTGGTTCACTCCAGAGTTTTGCCGCAGGATGTTTTTTCACGGTTTTATCACGCTCCGCTGTCGGCGTTTGACGGCCTCGATTGAAGTCAGTAATGTGCTATGCCTGCGGCTGGCAAAGAAAACTGGCTTCCGCCT